CAGAACGGCTCGGCTGAGAACATCCAGGCGACCTCGAAGTCATCCGGGGATTCTTTGCCGATGCGGACGATGCCGCGGCGCTGGACTTTCATGTCCGGCCGGTTCTCGTTCCAGAGCTGTTCGTACCCGGCGAGCTGGACTTTGTGCGCGCCGACAATGGCTTTGGATGTCTTCCAGTCGAGGAGGACGATCTTGCCGTCACGGTCGCGGCTGGGCGCGTCGATGGTGCCGCCGAAGAGGTATTCCTCAGAGACCAACTGCACTTCTGGCTCAATGACAGTGAGACCTTCTTCGTCCCACCAGCGCTTGAAGTTGTTGAACGCGATGGTGGCTTTCTCGACATCCGCAGGGCTGAACTCGGAAAGGTCGGCAACGTGACCGTGCAGGAAACACTCAATGAGGAAGTGCGCGATGGTCCCGATGTCGGCGGCCTTGTCGCGGACCTTGCGGTAATCCTGACCGTCCATGCCGAGCTTCCATGCCCAATGGATGAGTCCGCTACTGTCCTCGCCGATCTTGGCGATGGTGCTGGCGCCCGGAACATCGGTGCCGTCTTTGAGCGGATACTTCTGGTGTGCGCGGGTCTTTTCGAGGCGGACGATTTTGCGTCCGTCCTCGGTGAAACGATCCGGCTCAACGGGCTTGGCTTTCTTAGGGAGGGGACGTTTTGTCCCCTCCCTTTTGCGTGTGGTGTTTTTGGCTGGCATGGGAATTACCAGGTGATCTCTTCGTCGTCCGTGCCGGTTTTGCGAGCGGCGGGCTTGGCTTCCGAAACGTCGAAGCCGTAGGCCACGGCGCTGCCGCCATCGCCCCAAGTGACGAGGTCATGCACCATGACGGCCTTGGGCTGGAGGGTGATGCCGGCGCCGAGCGTGCCGGTGTACCAGCAGTAAGGCACGACCGCGACTTGGATCTTGCTGCCGCCGCCGATGTTGTCGGTGATGATGTCGCCGGAGGCGTTGAAGAGCTTCGGCGCGCGGCTGTAGGTCTCGCCGGCCTTGTCCTTGCCGACCGCTTTGACCTTGAGCTTGAGCTGAATCAAGTTGTCGTTCTCCTCCCACGGCGCGGCGTGCAGCTTGAGTTTGTCTTTCTTCAGCTCGGCTTTTTTCTCGGCGACAAACGCGGAGAAAAGTTCCTCGGCTTGCTTGATGAACGGTTCGGCTTCCTCGGCGGTTAGCTCGAGGTTGACTTTGAACACTCCCACGTCGTCGAACTTGGTGTCGGGACGGTTGAGGTGAGGATAGCGGGCGATGCCCACGGGTGTTGTGATGGTTTTTGTGGCCATATTAGTGTGTGGTTGGTTTTGGGTTTTGTGTTGGGATGAGAAAATCGGAGCGGCGCAAAATGGTGAGGAAGTCAGCAGCGCGGAGCGTGACAAGCCAGTCCTCGCCGGTGCGTTTGTGAGCGACTACTGGGAAGAGCTTGTCTTTGGCGTCGCGGATTGCCTGGGCCATCCAGTCGCGGATCTTCACGACCTGGCAGAACTTCACCTCAAAGTGGAAGTCGGGCAGGCACGGGCAGACAACGTCCGGCGAATCCCCAAGTCCGCTGAACTGCTGCCCGCGCCTGATCCCAGAGTCGCCGAAGGCTTCGCGCAACTCGTCGCGCCACATGCGCTCTCCGCGGGCGCCTTTTGCGCGACTATTCATTGATGGCCTCCCAGAGCTGTTTCGCCGGTGCGTAGACGGAGCCATCGCTGTCGCTGGTGCGGCCGACCGGGGCGGTGCCCTCGAAGCGGGTGAGCGAGGGGCGCCATGTGAGGTTCAACGTGCCGGTGCGGCCGGCGCGGTGCTTGGCCACGATTAACTCAGCGTCTTGGACTTCCGGCTCCTCGTCCTGCACGGCGTAATACGCGGGGCGATGGATCAAGCAAACGATGTCGCTGTCCTGCTCGATGCTGCCGGATTCGCGGAGGTCGCTAAGTTTTGGGCGGTTGTCGCTGCGCTGCTCGGCTTGGCGGTTGACCTGGGCGGCGGCGACAACCGGGATGCCGAGTTCCATGCTCATGGCTTTGAGGCCGCGAGAGACAAAGCCGACTTCGTTTTCGCGGCTTTGGGCGCCGGAGTGACTGACGAGCTGGAGGTAGTCTACGAAGATGCACTTCACGCCCCAGCGGCGGACAGCGAGGCGGGCGCGGCCGCGGATGTCGAGCAGCGTGAGTCCGCCGCGGTCGTCCACATAGAGGGGTTCGGTGCTGAACTGCGTGGCGGCGTCAAAAATGCGGTGTTTGATCGATGCGGTCAAAAATCCGTTCCGAATGATCTCGGTGTTCGTCTCAGCGCGGCCGAGGACTACGCGCGCGGCCAACTCGGTGGCGGGCATTTCGAGGCTGAAGTAGACGACCGGGACGCCGCGGCGTGCCATGTTGTCGGCCATGTTGAGCATGAGGGCGCTTTTGCCCATGGCAGGGCGGCCAGCGATGATGGTGAGCTGACCTCCGCGGAGGCCACCAGTGACTTGGTCCAGATCACGGATGCCGGTCTGCAGGCCGAGCTTTTTGCCGCCGGCCATGAGGCTTTCCAGCTCTTCGAGGAGGCCTGGGACGATGGCGCTGGGGGCGCGCATGCTGTCGGTGGCGGTGGTGAGGCTGAGGCTAAGGACGCTTTCGCCGGCTTGCTGGAGGACGCTGTCGGCGTCCGCGGCCATGTCCTGGGCGGCGGCTTGCATGGCGACGCTCGCGTCAATAATGCGGCGGCGGGCGTGGAGGTCGCGCAATGTCTGCGCGTGGTATTCGACTGCGGCGCTGCCTCCGGCGTAGTCGCCGAGCATCTCGGTGAGGGCGCCGGCGCCGCCAACGAAGTTGAGCTTGTGCTGCGCGTCGATGCGCTGGGTGACGGCGATGACGTTGGGAGTGCCGCCTTCGCCGCGGACTTCGGCGATGGTCTCGTAGATGAGGCGATGCGCGGGCGTGTAGAAAAGATCGGCGTGGATGCCGGAGACTTCGTCGCAAAGTTTGGGATCAGCCATGAGCGAACCGAGGACGGTGCGCTCGGTGGCAGGGCTTTGGGGAACGGTGCGTTTCATTTTAGGCGGCGCCTCCGTCGTCATTGTTTTCCAGCACGACTATGACAATGAATGTCAGGACGATCAGCGCGAGGTAGGTCAGAATGAGCGCGTTCATTTTCTTCCTTCCTCCGGGCGAGTTGTGCGCGGCGACGCTCCCAGCGGTCGCAGGCTGCATCGACTAAGCGAAATGTTTCTTCTAACCATGGCGTGATGTGGTGTTCGGGCGGCGGTGGTGGTTGGTGCTCAGTGGCCATGACGTTTTACGGCTTTCTGTCGTGGCGTGATCTGTAGGCAAATGTTGGCATGTGTTGGCATGGGAATCAAGGGTTTTTTGGGAGGATGGGCCATTTTTTCAGATGGCCGAAATCGCGGGGTTCGCTGACGGAAGTGACCTTGCCGCACACGCCGCATAGGTCTTCGTGCCAGGTCGAGACGTGGCCCTTGGGCATGCCGCGGCCGTGGGCTTCGCCGCAGGGGCGGCAGATCCACGCGGGATACGGGAACTGCTCGCGGACCTTGGTGAGGATGTCGGAAAGCGAGTCTTCTTTGGCGAAGATGCGCTCGTAGTTGGCCCGGTAGCGGTCGCCGTTGACCGGGCGCAGTTGGTCGCCCTTGCCAGCGCTCATCGGATTGCTGTCGCCTCCTCGATGGCGTCATGCGCCTCGTTGGCGACTTCGTTGGACGGCTTGACGCAGCGGTTGATGACGCGGATGAGGCGATTGTTGGAGCGGATCAGCTCGCGGACCTGCGACTCAAGCGAGGCGGTGTTGTCCGCGAAGTTGCTGCCGAAGCCGACCGAGCCGACAACCAGCTCAGGGATCATGGTGCTCATTTGCGCGTCCTCCGTTTGCCGCGGCCGAAGATGAAGCCGGAGTTGCGGAACGATGGCTGGGTGATCAGACCGCGCTTGGCGAGGAAGCGGTCGCAGGCTGCGTTGATCGACTGAGCCTCAAGCATGAGCCGGCCGAACAGCGGGCCGGTGGGTTCATATTCGAGGGACAGGGTCTTGCCGTTGTGCAGGGTCATTTGCGGGCCTCCTCAAGCTCGTTGGCCAGTTGGCGGACGAGGGCGCGCAGGGCCATTATCGTGGCGATGCTTTCGTCGGCGATCTGCTCAACGTATTCGACGTTGATGTTGAGGGTGGTT